CGAAGGCAATCACTTTAAAAGCACGTAATACTTCGTATCGGCCACTTGCGAGAGTACGTGATTTTGAGTTCACAACTAACAGAGAGTTAATACAGACAGAAACACTGGGATCAAAGTTTAAAGAGCAATATGAAAATGGTTTGATTCAAGGGCAAGGTACAGTTAACTGCTTTTGGGAACATCGCTATTTACTATCTGATCCAGATACCCGTCAGGCAGTCAAACCCGAATTTGCAGCTTACTTAGCTCGGTTAATTCTTCGCTTGGATCAAGGTTGTGACTTTAATGGTCGCTTCTTTATGTATAGGGAGAGCGCAAGTGCAACTAATAATTGTTGGTGGGAGTGTGAAGCTCAGATCACTAATTGCGCGATCAATGTACCGGCTGGCGGTGTTGTCGAATCACGAATAGAGTTTATTACCACTGGCAAATTCCAATTAAAAACTGGAAGTACACCGGGCTATATCCTTCAAGAATCTACCGATTACTTATTACAAGAGACAGGCGACAAGATCTTCCTAGAAGACGACGGAACTTAATTAAGGATATGCTACTAAGATAAGTTAAATAGTTGAGTCGATTGAATGGCTGACCTCCAGATAAGTCAACTGCCCGTATTAACGAGTGTAGCGGCGGCTGATGAAGTTCCTATAGTCGATGTTTCTGGGTCTGAGACTCGTAAAATCACAGCGAAGAATTTAATACAACAGGGAGTAGCTTTAATTGATGCGGGTTCGATACCCGGTTCAGCACTGGCAAGTCTTGGTGCGAATACTGTAGTAACGGCAAGCATTACAGATGCAAACGTCACCAATGCGAAGCTAGAGCATTCAAGTTTTAGCTTCGGCGGTCTGACAGTTTCCCTTGGTAGCACTGACGCTACTCCGGCTATTGATCTAACTGACGCAACTAATTACCCTGCATCTTCATTAACAGGCACGATTACCAACGCTCAGTTAGCTGGTTCGATTGCAAATAATAAATTAGCTAATTCAGCAATATCTTTAGCGGGGGTCTCGATCAACCTCGGTGATACGAATGCGACTCCAACATTTGATTTAACCAATGCAACAAATTATCCCGCGTCTTCTTTAACCGGGACAGTATCGAATGCTCAATTAGCTGGCTCGATTGCCAACTCTAAGCTGGTAAATTCTTCGATCAATATTGGTGGCGTTACTTTTAACCTTGGTGATAGCGACACCTCACCGGCACTAGATCTTTCGGATGCAACGAACTATCCGACATCTTCTCTCTCTGGAACGATTACAAATGCTCAGTTAGCTGGAAGTATCCAAGGATCAAAAATTCTTGCAGCGAGTATTTCTTCAACAGAGTTAGGAGCAAATTCAGTAACGGCGGTTGAGCTAGCCGACAATTCTGTGGATACTGGAGCCGTAATTGACTCAAGTATTACTGATGCAAAAATTTCAGCAGTTAGTGGTACGAAGATAACAGCGGGGTCTTTACCAGCAACAGCATTAAATACGAGTAATTTAGGAACCGGTTTAGCTATATCGAGTAATAACTTAGTCATCAACAATACGGTTGTAGCTGGAACCGCTGCGAAAGTTAGTTTCTCAGCCCAAGGACTTATCACAGGTAGCGCAAGTCTCGCCGCCAGTGATTTGCCGATAGCTGATGCTACTAATGTTGGTGGCGTTTCTATTCCATCTGGCTCTGGTCTATCAGTAACAGCAGCCGGAGCATTATCTTTATCTAATTCAATTACTGCGACTACGGTCTCAGGGGTCAGTGTAGATTCAAGAGGTTTAATTTCATCAATTACAGCATTAGTTAGTAGCGATATTCCTACGGCTACGACATCAAATAAGGGTGGTGTTATTGTTCAAGCAGGCGGTGGGATAAGTGTTGATGCTTCGGGTAATATTACAACTACTACCAGTGGGGTATCAGCAGGTACTTACCAGTCTGTTGTTGTTACGAATAAGGGAATTATTACAAGCGGTAGTAGTCTCACAGATGCTGAAATACCTAATATTAGTGCAGCTAAATTAACGAGTGGAACCATTGATGCTGGTAGGTTTGCGGCAAATAGTATAGGTCGAGATAAGTTTTCTGATACATCAACAACAATCTTTGGCTCTGTATCGCAATCGGGTTATCCGACCGCCAGCTATGCGGGAGAATTTTTCTTCGATTCCGTGGAAGAAGATTTATTTATATGGGATTCAAATGCTTGGCAACCGGTCACAACTTTAACGAAGGGTAGTTTGAAGCTAGGAGGCGTTTACGATGCCTCAAATTCAACCGTTTCGAGTGTCACATCTCACGGTTCTAGTGTAGGACTCACGATTGGACAGAATCTTCCTACCCCTAGCAGCACAACCGACGCGACATATTTAATAGTGGGAACTGGAGGTACACCTAGCGGAATCCCAAATGGTCCAACAGGCGAATTAATCCCACCCGACTATCTCTTATCTGTTACCAGTTCAACTGGCTCATCGTGGGTTGAGATTGATTTGAGCACGACCGTGTCAAGTCCGACTGCTTCCAATGTTTCGGTAATTAGCGGATGGGGAGGCAGCTCGACCAACGTGCAAAATGCTTTGGCTGAGTTGAGTTCAGGCAAATTAGGTCTTGGCGGTGGAAATATTACGGGAGAATTGAAGCTAATGAATACGGGCTCTCTTGCTTGGGAGGGAACGGATAATGATTGGCAGACTCGGCTTACAGTTGTTGATCCGACGAGTGCAGACCGTACGATCACGCTGCCAGATGCCAGTGGAACCGTAGTTCTTCAAGGCCAAACCGGTGTGATTGACTCCACCATGATTAGTGATGGAGCAATAATGAATGCGGATATTAATGCAAATGCCTTAATTTCTATATCGAAGCTTGAGGCTCTTACTGGGGCTCAGATCATTATTGGTAATAGCAGTAACGAGCCCGTAGCCGTTGCAGTTACTGGAGATATATCAATAGACAATACCGGTCTTACTGCAATTGGCGCAGGGAAGATTGTTAATAGCATGGTTTCAGGTTCGGCAGCTATCGCCGGTTCAAAAATAACTGCAGCAAGTACATCAGCGGTTGGAACAGTTCAGTTAAATGATTCAACTAACTCAACTTCAACAAGTGAGGCAGCTACAGCCAACGCACTTAAGACAGCGTATGACTTAGCTAATACAGCAAATACAGCAGCGGCGGCAGCATTCCAAACTACCGGCGGCACGATAACCGGCGATGTCACTATAGATAATGCAAAAGAACTTAGATTCAGTGAAGCTGATGGTGATGGAGCTAATTACACAGCCTTTAAAGCACAAGCTCAAACTTCAGACATAACTCTTACATTACCGGCAGACTCGCCTACTGGGGGATTCGTTTTAAAAGCGAACGCAAGTACACCTACAACTCTTGAGTGGGCGGCGGATAGTGCAACTGATAATACTAAAATGCCACTTGCGGGAGGCACATTCACGAATGACGTAACCTTTACGGGGGATAGTTCAAATGGGTTATGGGATAAGTCACAGTCAGCGTTTGTAGCCGACCTAATAGGAGGTGTCACCGGTAATGTTTCTGGAAGTGCTGCAACAGTAACGGGAAGTTCTCAATCTGCAATTACTTCTGTTGGAACGCTTACTTCACTTGGTATTACTGGAAACCTAACAGTCGATACAAATACACTTCACGTTGACGCTACGAATAATGCCGTTGGTATTGGAACTACAACACCTTTAACTCCTGATGGTAGTAATGCAGATAATCCAAACAATGGAATAGCTCTTTCAATATATGGTGATAGTCCTGCTATAAATCTTGTTCATAATACGGCGGGAGGAAGTGCTGATGCTGATGATTATGCTGCGATTAATTTTGGAAGAACTGGTAGTTCTACAAATCCTTATAGATCAATTATTGCTTACAAACAAGATACAGATACGTTGCATATAAATTCTCAAAGTGCAGTTCGATTTGATATAGGAGGTTCAATAAATACTAGTGAGGCGATGCGGATTGACTCAGGTGGTCGTTTGTTGGTCGGGACAACTACATCAACAACAGTTTGGGGTTATGGACAATCACAATTACAGCTTGTGGGTGATTATCAAACAGGGGGTGCTTCTTTTATTAACAATGAAAACAATACAAACACTCATGCAATAACACTAGGCAAAACCCGTGATGGAAACATTGTTGCTAATAACGATGGCCTTGGAAGTTTAGCTTGGAGTGGATTTGATGGATCAGCTTATAGAGGAGCCGCAAGGATAAGAGCTGAAATAGATGGAACTCCTGGCTCTGGTGATATGCCTGGTCGTTTGATATTTGATACAACGGCAGATGGAGCAGGTTCACCAACCGAAGCTTTAAGACTAGATAGCTCACAAAACGCCACGTTTGCTGGAAAAATAACTGCAAATGTTACTGGAACAGGACTACATTTAGTAAGTACCAGTACAGAATCAAATCTTCTCCTACAAAATGATGCTAGGACTTGGAAAATTGTTAATTATGACTATGGAACTGGAGCAGACAATTTAGGTTTCCATGATGGTAGTGGAGATCGGTTAATAATTTCTCATACAACTGGAAACGCCACGTTTGCTGGAACGGTATCAGACAGCAAAGGCGACTTAAGAAATATTCCTCAAAATACACAAACTTCTGCTTATACATTAGCTGCCTCTGATGCTGGTAAACATATCTATTACAACTCAACAGGAGATTTAACCGTACCAGTAACAGGAAGTGATTTTAGTGCTGGAGATGCCGTAACAATAGTAAATGGTCATGCTACAGGTACGTTTAGTATAATACCCGCTACTGGTGTAACTATATGGAACTCTGCTGATGGTACGTCAGTAGCGGCAACAGGTATAACATTAGGTGTAAAAGGAATGTGTACGTTACTTTGTGTTGGGACTAATGGGTACTACATCTCAGGTGCAGGGTTGTCATAAATGTACCTACTAACTAACACACAAGGAGGTTATTAATTATGAGTCCTATTCAACAAATGCTTTTAGGTGTAGGTGCAAAAAAATCCTCTGTTTACATTGACGATTGTTTTTACACTCATGTCTATGAGGGAGATGGTAATTCTAGCGGTCAAAATATAACTGGATCAGACTTTGAACCAGATTTAGTATGGATAAAA